GCCACCGTTTTCTGCATAGGAAACGAGGGACGGCGTGCTGGTTGTTCCGTTGGCCTGTCCATAACCATTGCTCACAAAATCGGCGTGGCTGTAGATAGTACCGTCCCATCGCATGTCGTCGGTTCCGCTGTCGCCAGCCACGATGCAGTTGTAGTCAATCGTCTCTTGCCCGTTGTCGCCACCAGCGCCGGCGCCCGAACGCCTGGCGCAGTTGATAACGAGATTGTTCGCTTCAATACAATCGGATGACGGCACGCCGGGATTGTCGAAGAAGGTTCCGGAGTAGCCGCAGTCGGCAACGGTGTTATTGATCACATAGACGTAGGAGATGCTCGAGGTCGTTCCTTCTGGATCAACCTTGATTCCCCACATATCGATCGTGTCATCTGTTCGGAAAACAAGGTTGTTGAATACCAGCATGTGCGAGGCAGCACCCGCGTTATAGGGATCAATATAAATCCCCTGAGTGTGGCACTGGTAAACAACGTTATTCCAGACTCGAATATAACTCTTTTGCGTCTGAATGCCGTCCGCGTGTGAGCCGCCGCCCATATCTCCAATGATGCACTCGTAAATATCGAATCCGGCAGCGACGTTTACTCCGTCTTCGTTACAATCGAGCACCTTGCAATGATGAATCGAGTTATTCCCGTATGTCCCAGTGCTCCCGTTGGCTGTGAACCCGTCCCGCTCTGCACCGTGGAGGTAGCAATATCCGACCTCGCAACCGGTCGCGTTGTTCAAGTGAATGTTGTGCTCCCAAATACCGCTCCCACCCGTGTCAGCAACTTCGACGTAAAAGACTTTGACGCTCGTCGCGGTTCCAGTGGCGTCAATCCCGGCGTTCAGCGCCCTCTCGATCGCGATAGGATAGTCTTCTGGGAAGTCATCGATCCCTGATTGCTCACCCGATATTGTCACATAGTCATAGCTGCCAACAAAGATCCCACTGTTGCGGATGTACTCTCCATCGAAAAGGGCCTGACCATCGTGTCCCACGTCCTGGCCGATGAGGATCTGCATCGGGTAATCCGACGTACCGGAGCGCCCGACGTTTATTTGTAGATCGTAGTTCCTCGAAACAGCCCCACCGGAGAGATAGAGTATTCGCTCCTCTTCGGGCGCAAAGTCCGACCAGACAATATCCCCGTCTGTCTTCCAGGCTTCCGCCCAGGACGTGCCGTCGCCGCTCACGGAAATGTCAGGATTGAAATGCCTAACTGTCATTCCTGAGCCTCTCTTCCAGTTTGGATATGCGCTCCTCAAGCTCGACCACTTTGGCGTAGAACGGCTCACCCTTCTCGTTCATCCGCTTGCGGAAAGCGGACAGGCTCCCGACCCTTTGAGTGAGACCGTTGATCTGCATCTCCATAAAGCTGAACCTTTCAAGGAGCAGCCGCGCCGCCTCGTCCGGATTGGCCTTGGCAACTTTCCGGGCAAGGCGATCGATCGCTACGCTGCTGTTGTCCATCTTCCGGCCAAACCTACTCATTTTGCGAACACCTTATTGGCGCTGGAAACCACCACCCCGCCAACTACAGGGTCACCATCGAGAACAACCTTTTTCATTCCGCCGAGAGTTCCGAGGAGGACGAGGCCGGTCACCGCCTCCACTTGTGCGTAGTTTTGACCAGAGAGTTTTGCGTTGTTCGTCGCCGCGACTGTGGCATCGTTACCGGCGTTTACAGTTGCGTCGTTCCCAGCAGTAACGGCCGCGTCTGTGTCGGCGTTCACGGTCGCATTGTCGCAGTAGACAACGATCTCCCTGTTCCGCTTGAAGTGAATCCGGTGCTTGTTATCGTTCTCGTCCTCGTCGGTGTAGAAGCAAACCTCGCCGTCGGCCAGGCCCTTAACCCGGTAGCGCCGATCGTCCACGGCAATGATCACGCCGTTGTCCTGGTCGCCGCCGATGCAGACAACGAGAGCCTCGGCTCCCTCGTGCGGCTTGGCCGTGATCCCGTACTGCTGCATCCGCTCAAGGTTCGAGATAAGCTGCGTCCGAGATTCGATCTGGATCTTCTGGAACTCCCCGGTGTCGCTCACCAACTTGACGATGCCACGCCCCACCATGGAAAGAATCTTCCGCTTCCACGGGGCGAACCACTTCCCGATTGTCTTGATCACCCATTCTGGAACGTAGGTGTAGCTCGTCATGAGTCATTCGCCAATATGTCAAAGGCCTTACCAATCTCTCCGGCTTTGTCGTCTTCCGGCGAAAGCGCAAACGCACCAGGGTGCGTTACGGTTAATTCCGTACTGCTACCGCTTTCGTCGAGGTTGAATGAGACTCCGGAGATCAACCATTTCTCCTTGTCGAGTCCTGCGATCGGGTCCGTGATTGAAACAAGGCTATTGAGTGGCCAGAGCTGTTCGCCCACGGTCTTCATGGTCCAGCCCTGCACAATGTAGGCGATCTGCCGACTCTTCCCCGCCCGGTAGGTGCTCTCCCACTTGGCCCGCCTCGTGAGGCTCGCCTTATCGCCCTGTGTCTCCGCCACAATCATCATGGGGCGATCTCGCACGATGGCCCGATCCCATGCAGAGGCGAAAGGGTTGGTGAACTCATCAGGCTCCATGAGGTCGGAGCCCTGCGCCTGGCCCACGACGTAGTAGTGGCGGAACCGTTCCAGGTTGGAGTTCGTGATCTGTGCGGCCTTGATGTTCTCGCCGTAGACGAGCTTCTCGTAGGCGGTACGATCACCCGCCCTGCCGAGGCGGAGCACGCCGTCTCCCATCGAATAAGGGATCACGGCCCTCTGTTTGCAGAGCCGAGCGATCACCTCGAACGCCGTCTCACCGAGGTTGATCTTGACATGCTTGAACGGCTCCCCGGTATCGGCGCCGCGTTCAACCTGGACGATGATTGTTCGCTGGTCCCCTTCGCCTCCGTGGATGAAAGTGAGATCGGAGACGATGTTTTCGAGCCTTGCATCCTGCCACTCGCCAACGGTCCCCACGCCAGCCGAGCAATCAACCAGATCGCCCATCACGTCACGGCCCGTGACCACAAGAGAGTGGTCGCCTTGGCCGTAGGCCACGTTCACGTTGTCGATCCATCCCGAAATAACGGGGTATTCGTCGGATGGATTCTGAATGAACAGCTCACACCAATTGCCAGGGTGGATATCCATTCTGTTGACGGCGCCGGAATCCCTATCAGCCATGACGAGCTCAAACGTCCCCGCAAGCCGCTCGAGCGAGAAGGTGACATTGACCGACTTCCAGCCGCCGTAGATGACACCGTTAACCCGGAGACGCAGATCAAGCATTGAGCACCTCCAGAGTCTCGCCCTTCGGTAAGAAACCGGGGTGCTCGATGGTGGGGAAGTTCCTGTCGATGATCTCCTGTTCTCTGTCAATCACGCCATAGAGCGCATAGGACAGGCTCAGTGCAGACACGACCGTGGCCGGAGACGGGTAGTTAACGATACGGGCGAGGTTTGCGCCCTTCTGGTTCATCGCCTTAATCATGGACGCCCGGAACGTCTCGAGGGCTTCCATCGCGTCGTCCTGGTTATCGTCCGCCGCCTCGGTGATCAACTCGTCGAGCCTCTCGTCCAAAAGGCTACGCATCTCCGCGCCCTGGTCGTAGCTGTCGAGGTCCGTGATGAGAGCAAATCGGCCAGCCTCAATCGTTGCGGCCTGCTTCATGGCCCGCACCACGAGGTCCTGGTTCGCCTGCTGAGTCTCTCGCTTGTTGGTCGTGCCGGGGATTGGAGGAAGCATGCCGCCGTAGGCGCTGCTCCCATCGCCGAAATCACCGAAGCGAAGCATGGCGTTAAACGCCGCGAAGCTCTGCGATGATGAAATCAACGTCGAAAAACTGTTGAACGTCGAGAAGATATTCGACGCCAAGCCCGTGGCACTCCCGATGAGTCCGGAAAGCGCCGCGTCTGCTTCGCGGATTGTGTTGAGCAACTCTCCAACAGTCGCACCGTACAGGTCATTGGCACCCTCGATGATATCCGTGGCGAAGTCGTAACCAGCGGAGACGGCGGCGATGATTTCTGCACCAAACCAATCAGTCGGTAGATCGAGTTCGATCCCGAGGAAGTCCATGAGCGCCGCGAGAGCATTCGTGGCGTCCTGCGTGGCGATCGCCCCGTAGTCCACCCGTTCGCCCAGGAAGATCGATTCCCCGTACTCCACGAAAGCGATGGAGAAGGAAGCCATTCCGCCGCGGCGGAAGTTCTCCCGGAGGCTATTCTCCATTACGACTACCTTGACGGAACCGAGGAAAGGGTGGACGAGATCGCCAGGGCCTTCGGCTTCGAGAGCGTCGAGAAGTGCGTCACGAGCGCTGAAGTATCCCTCTCCGATCACATAGGCGGTGAGGTGGTATTCGCGGGGCTTGCGGCCAAGGTCTTCGACATAGGGCAGATCCTTGCCGGGGAACACATGGCGAGCGGTGCGACGGCCTGCGGAGAGATCGTGCCCTTCAACGTAGAAGGGAACCCCTCTGAAGGTTGCGATCCGTAACTCTTCCCGCCAATAAGCCATGGTCTATCCCATTGCAAAATTGAGGCCCGCATTGATATCCACGTTCGCATCGCCGGTCTGCTTCGGCTCCTTGAGGCGCATCCCCTTCGGGGCGTTGTCGAATTCTACTTTGAGTTCGACGTAAGAACCGGAGAGAGGGCCGACGTCACTTTCCTTCTGACCGCCGCCGATAAACCAATTGCCACTGTCCTCAGAGGTGCTCCATTTCTCACGAAATGGCATACCGCCCGACGAGAAATCAGCTCTCATTTTTCGGGCTAACACGCGGCTATCCACACCGAAGGCAGTGCGGAACAACTTCTGAGCACCGGGGAGGAGATCAATCAGATCAAGCATCGCCCTAATAGGGGCTGTGATCGCGTTCAAGATGTTTTCAGCGGCCACAGCGACAGCATGAGCGATCTTGTCCCACAGGGTGATAAGGAAGTGACTGACAGTGTCCCATTCACGATAGACGAGGTGGGCCGCGTAGGCGATCGTTCCAATAGCGGCCGCAATCAGTGTCAAGACAGGGTGGGCAAGTGCGAGCCCCTTGAGAGTTGTCGATAGCCAGACTATTTTTTGGATAAACGAAGTGAGATAGGAAATTGTGATTATCCCAATCAGAACCTTCGCCGCCGTTGAAATCTTGCCGATCCACTCGGCAACTCTTATCTTGATCAGTTCCTTGTTGGCGGTCGTTAACTCAGTAGTGGTCTTCATCCATTTATTGATGCTCGGGAAATAGTCTTCCACGAGCGAGAACACCACGCCGGTAACGGCGGTCTTTAGATTCAATAGCCGATCTTGAAACTCCTCAGATCCAGCCGCCGCCTCATCAGTCATGAGCCCGAGGGATTGAGCTTCTTTCGCCATCTCCTTGAGTTCTTTGGAACCGCCGTTGAGCATATTCACGAGCGCCACGCCCTCGGTGTCAAAGAAGGCGAAAGCATTCTTGAGTTTTATGGACTCATCAGTGGTGTTCGCCATGGCGTCGGCCACTTCTGCGAACAACTCTTGAGAGGTCTTCCATTCCCCGTTGTTATCCTTGAGCGTGATGCCGAGTTCCTGGAGGGGTTTGACCGCCGTTCCCTGGAGCTTCCGGGCCTCTGCTGTCCGGCGCACAAACCGCTGGAAGGCCACGTCAAAGGCACTCGTTTCGAGGCCCGCCCTCTGAGCCGCGTAGCGGTATTCCTGAAGCTCTTCGACAGTGAGGCCGAGCTTCTTGGCGGTCTTGGCGAGTCTGTCGCCGTAGCTGGCAGTGGACATAATCACGCCAATGGTAGCGGCCTTGATTGCTGTAAGCGCGAGAACGCTCCGACTTCTCATTGCTGCAAATTTGTTATTGATGTCAGCGACAGCCCGAGCACCTACCTTGAGCCTGGTAGTAAGCCCAGCGATTCCCATCGATACGCGCTTAACCGGCGCCGTAGCCCGGTCCTTGGCATCGATGATCACGCTGAGTTTGTATCTACTGTTTCTGTCGCTCACAGATTTCGTTATTCCTTTCGATCCAGAATTTCAGATCGTCCGCTGTGAAGCCCATGATCTCGTCATGCGAAAACTTGAACCGGTCTGCTACAATTCCGGCACACTCCCTCCAGTTCGGAGGGAAGCCGGTAGAAAAGGGATCATCGCCTCATTCACCGCGTCAAGGTCGCGGGCGTCCATTGTGTCGATCGCCGAAGGTGGAAGCCTCGTGATGGCGGCGATGAGACGAACCGTTTGATTGATCTCGCCCTTTGCGCTGTCCAGCACTCTCATTGTCTTCATGTTGACTGGTCGAAAGGTAAGTTCGTGAATCTCCTCATCACCGTGCTTGAGCGGGAATTGCAATGT